ATAGAAGCTTTGGATTATGCTGAGACTTTTATAGAATCAATCATACCTGCTTTTGACAAATGCGTTGAAAAACAAGTAGTTAAGGGCATTAAGGTTGGTGATATAGAAGTTGCTCACCCTATTAATAAGGATACATCTTGTGGATTCGGGTATGACTTGAAAAAGGAAGATTACTTGGATTATGAGAAGGGTTTGTATAAACCCTACCTTAGAGATAGGATTGAGCATTTACGTTCACAGTTGGTACAAGGAAACGTCCAGGTTTCGGATGCAATACACGCTGAAATCCTTAAGGACGAGTTGCGAAATGTAGAAAAAGTTGATAAGCCTAGGAGTTTTAAAATGGCTCCCTTGCATGTTACTTGCCTCCAACGTGAGTACATGCTTGATTTACTGGTTAAATTACACTCGAAGCGTAATGCCAACGGTGTGAGAGTTTGTATCAACCCTTTTTCAGATGAATGGATAGAGCTTATGCGCAAGCATCAAGCTTATGGACACTCATTCGATGGGGATTGGGGCAAATGGGATGGGGGAATGCTCCCTCAATTCCAATCTGTCCTCCGCAGCGTCTTAGTTAAAAAGTTTTGTGGTTCAAAGACTGATAAAGCTATTCTTGACAATCTTTTATTAATAATTCAAAATTGTCCTACAATAACTTTAGATGATGTCTACTACACTACTCACAGCTTGCCTTCGGGTATAGCTTTGACTGCGGAGTATAACTCTTTAATCAATAAAATGTTAACGGCTTATATTTACTATGTTTTACACAAGCAACAATTTGGAGTCTCACCATCATTAGGCAAATTTATGACTTCGGTCAGAGATGATGTCTATGGAGATGACAAACTTGTATCAACAAATGCTGAAACAGCAAAGTGGTTTAATGGAAAGACTTTTGAGTCAGTTGCGAATGTTTTAGGACTGGATTTTACGCCAGCTTCTAAAGGTGCGTGGACTTACACTACGCAAGGCATTGAAAAATGCACATTTCTTAAACGTGGCTTTCTCTATAACGATTTCTTACAAACCATAGCTGCACCTTTGGATATGAAAACAATCACTTCTACTTTGAACTATGTTAGAGATGTAACTAGGCGTGATGAGTTGACGACCGTGAAACTCTTGAATTTTCAACGAGAGTTGTTCTTGCACGGTTCTGAAACTTATTATACTTATATGCAGTTAGTTAATACTTATTTGACTAATATCGACTTTGAGGTACAATTCCTCTCTGTTGATTCTCTGACTAAACTCTATAAGAAAGGTGATTTGTTTGAATCCATCTGTATGGCTTAATGTTTTGGCTTTTAGCTGAGCATACAGGATAACAATGCAATCTCCGCAATGAGGATAAACTATTATCTCTGTGATGAGGATAATCTAATAGCTGAGCATACAGGATAACAATGCAATCAGGTGAAGCTTTGATCAAAGGATAAATGATTCGTTAGTGGGACGTTACACACAAAAACATGTATTCATGTCGTGTTAGGATATCCGTTATATGTCCAGATTTTCGTAGTAACAGAAGGCGTTCTTTGAACATGTTGAGCAAGTCGCTTGCGACCTCTACTTGGCATGGCTATCCCTTG